TTTGAACTAGAATTTCCAGGAAAATTATTATGAACTTTATAATAACAAGATTTATTATTATATTTATTAACTAGTTATTTATTTTTAAATATTATCTAGTAATGGTCCTTATAATAGTAAATTTTTTATTTATCAAAGTAAAGGTCAAAAAGAGAAAAGATGTAAATATTTTTTTAAACGGTGAGTCCGTTATCAAGTGCTTCCTTAGAACTTAACACACCACCGTTTCGTGATTTATTATTTAAAGCATTTATAATGATGGGTTGTATGACATCTTTAATTTTATTCATATCCATTGCAACTTCACCACTTGAAGATTTTAGTGTAATGACGGCATTGTTAAAATTAACATCTATACTCCCACTTACCCTAGAACTATTATTATCCATAGTTATTGAACCATCTAATAATTTATCAATAGGTCCACCTTTTTTTGCACCCAATACCGTATCTTCAGGTACAAATGCTTCCATTGGTCTCCCGGGACGAGAAATAAAGTCGGGCTTGGGTTTAGTTATTTTAACCTCCGTTCCTGAAGCGTCCTCCTCTTTATTGGGTCCTGGTGCTTCAGGTGCAAGCAATTTATTTAAATCTTTTAAACTCGTTACACCCTTTGAGACTTGTGCAGTAAACAATCCTAATGCTGCATCTGCCCCACCAAACACATCTCCCCACGCCGCTTCTTCATCAAATATATCTTCAGGTTTAAAATTTTTGATCCATGTGGTAGTGGCTTTTTCCATTTGAGTTTTCATTGGGGTAAATATATTTTTTTCTATTTGTTTCGCAGTAATACCATATAAATCCACCTCTCCAGATACACGAGCCATCATTGATTCATTTAAACTAACCATTTGTTCTGACATAGTTTGTGTATTAATAGCTATATCTTTAAAGGTTTGTTCTTGGGGTTGATTGGCTTTTAAAATCTCATCGGCCATACCATCACCAATTTCATCTAACCCAAACTCTTCACCTTTATGTTCTACTACAAAACCACCCGCATCTTCAGAATATTTTGCTAAGGAGGTTAAAGCTTCTATTTTCTCTTCATCACCTATGGCAGTGAATTTCATCTTTAAATCCTTCAATTTGGATGTTTGACGAGCCATTGTAGTTAGTTTATCAACATTAATACCTAATTGACCTTCGACCGCTTTTAATTGCATTCTCACTTCCGCAGGAAATTCATATCCTCCTGTTTCCTCATTAAAAGTCATCATATTTTCCGTCATCTCACCCAACCTTTTTGCTAATTCTTCGGGTTTATTACGTGCTAAATACATTGTTTCAAAAGGATCCCCAAATGCTTCCGCTATATCACCCCCTAACATCTGTAGATTAGCTGCCGCCTCAATAGCTGCTTCAGGTTGGTAAAACTTATCCGCCATTTGTAATACATCGCTAACATCCAGACGCATTTTAACTGCTTGCTTCGCCATCTCGGTCATACCTTTAACTCCACCGGCAAAAGAATAGGATTGCATGCTTTTCATATTTTGTTGTAAAACTTTCATTACCTTATTAGCGTTTAGCCCCATCTTTTGTGCACTTGTAAAGGTATCTTGTAAGTTATCTTTCATACTACCCATACTAACACCCATTAGGTCAAAAGTTTCTGCCATTTGTGCGGCGTTACTTAATACCATATTAGTTCCTTTAGCAATTTCTTCGATATCTAAAACATCTTCTTTATCTAAAATTCTAACTCTTCCCGATTGTTCAGCAAAAGAAGTCATCATATTAGTAATATCTTCCATTCCACCACCTAGATTTTCCACTTCACTTAATGACATTCTAAAAGTTTCCGATAATCTAGCACCCATTGCGTTAGATGCCCCGATATCTCTACTAATTGTTTTATATTCCTTAGCAATTTTTTGTGCGTAGTTATATTGAACGGCAGTATTTTGTAAAAAATTGGTAAGGTTATTCATGGTTACCTTACCTTCTTGTTTTATTCTCCCTAAAACAGTTGCTTGTTCTTTATAAAATCCTAATTGTGATTTAGCTAATTTAACTATTTTTCCCGCTTGTTCTTTTAGTGCCTCGTTTTCTTTAAACTGTTTCTTCCAATAAGATAAGGTTTCTTGAAGATCCTTTATAGTTTCTCGTCTTTGTGATGCACTCGTCGCCTTAATTTCTTCATTCCAACTCGTTGCTTCTTGACGTAACTCTTTAAGTTCTTTAAGTACTGCTTTATGGTCGTCTTTCTTCTCTGTACTCATTTTCTTTAATTAGGTTAATGAGGTAATATGTCCTGTTACTGCTAGATCCTTTCCAGTTTTTACTCCAGAACTATTTCTAAACTTCAGTGTGATATTTTGATTCTGAGTTCTTGCATCTTTTTGGAATGTGATAAGTACGACTGAAGTTGCTCCCGGACTACCACTACTATTTAATCTAATACTTCCTGTCAATACACCCTTCACTGTTTTACCATCTCCACCACCGATAGTACCTGTTGGTTTAAATTCAATTTCCGCCTCGTCAGGCCAATTATCCATACAACAGTCGGTTGCCCCATCAGATGCTTGTTTGTTGGTACCAGAGGTATTTTTAAACGTTATCAGCTTATAGGCAGCTAAACGAGCACCTACACCTCTTCCACCCGATTTATTTTGTTCTTTTTGATTTTTTATACGGTAAAATTGACCCAGTAATCCCCCTATTTTACTACTCATACTCTTCATATCTACCAAAAACTCCTCATATGTGTCACAATCTAATGTAATCTTATCTCGGTTATTTTTATTTTTTAAATTATCACCAAATGCCTTTACACAATCGTTAAAACTTTTCTTAATCGCCTTCCCCGCTACCTTAGATTCTCCTTTAGCCTCAGCTTTCATATTATTTTTAATTTCCGACCAAACACCCATTCCCGTATGATCATATTTATTAACCATTGCTGCACAATGACAATATCCGGGGGTTTTACTACTTATTCCAGTAGGTGTTTTAATTGTTCGAGCCGCTTTCCATGTTAACAACCATTCTAATAGAGGTTTCCCAAAAACCTTAATTTTTTTAATTTTTGCAGATAATACAATTTTACCTTTATGATCCGCATGTTCTAAACGAAAGCCAACTATTGCCTCCCTTGTACTCATTTGTTCCAATGCCTTCCAATCGTTAGCGGTAAGCTTAACAACACTGAGAGGATTAGCTAAAGATTTTAATTCACTATCACTTAATTCATCCGCAGTATCCCATTTACTACTTGCATATAATAATGGATCTGTCCATTCTTTGGATGCCTTTCTTTGATTTAATTTATCTTCATCGCTTCCTTCATCGTCACCATACATATCACCCGCAAATTCTGTAGATGGTAGTATTTGCTCGTGAAGTGGTCTTTTAAGTAATTTATCTATTTCTTCAGTTAAAGAATTAATAATATTATTATAAACATTTATATCATTGAATTTCATTGTGTTCTTTTATAATAAATATAAGTAATTCCTTATTTATCCATCTTTATCTTTAGGTAGTAGTTCTTTTATAAAAATTTTGCGAGAATATGTGGGCATAACCATTATATCTGAATAAGAAAACCCACCATTTTTAACTAAAAATTGGATTTCTTTGTGTAAATAAAGCAGATAATCAGAGTTCAGGCCAGAAAAAACCGCTATTGAATCTAAGAAAGCAAGGCACGGACGCTCCCCCAGGCGTCCGAGCGGTAGTATTAAATTCTAACCCAGGCTCATTATCACTAATATATTTTCTTAATGATCTTGCATCTTTTATTGGTATACGTTTAAGTATATTAGATATTTTCATTTTATCCCTATCACCATCTATTTCATTTACTGATTTTTCCAATCTTAACTGTAATTTATGGGATATATTTTCCGGATCTCTATTTTTTTGTGCCTCATCTAAAACATCCACTTCCATTTCATCCTTCCCCGTTAAAAATTTAAATTTTATTTTTTTATTTGTTACGGGTAATGTAAAATCAAATTCATTATTCTTATCTGGTCGTATAGATAATTTTTTTTGTTCTAGAGAGGTTAAATCAATTTCCCCTTGTACAAAATCTTCTTCATCTTCCACATAGATTAATTGTTTATATATTTCACCTAACCCCGTAGATCGTAAAAATATTATTAATGCCGTTCTATCACCCTCAATAAGATTTTCAGGATCAAAACCAAGATCTTTAACCTTTCTTCTCAATAATGTATTTAACATCATTGTAGGGTTACTGGTTAAGTTAGGGGAAGTTAATATAGATTCATCCATTGCAGTTAAATATTCTACTTTAACTTTAGATTTTTTATTTTCATATAATAATCCTTGAGAAGGTAAATCCACAATATCATAAGGAGATTTTAAATCTTCTGGTACATAATTGGGATCCATATTCATTATTGATGGGCTATTTTCCATAAAACATTTTTTTAAAATATAGTAATTATTTCTATTAAATAAATAGTTAAAAATTAATTTTTAACAACTAAGAGTATTAATAAACTCAGTTAATGATGCTTTACATTGAGCCAGTGTTTTACCACCCTTAATTTTTTTACAATAGGACGAATAGTTAGGGTCACTAAGTAAATTGATACCTGTTTGACCAACTATAGGATAAGAAGGGACTCCATTATCCCAAGTTCTTTCTGCTTCCGACATTGGGTACCAGTCACCCTGGGTTGTCCAATAGTTATAGTCTGCGGTCGCTATACCGAGCTTTATTTTAGTACACGCCAGAGTCTCATCAACGTTGGTAAGATATTCCCAATTATAGTTTGGAGGTATGTATTCTGGTTTTATTTCTATTGTTGGTCCTGGTTCAAGTGTAACATCCATATCTATCTCATCTTCAGTTTTCATATATTCTACCCCCTTACAATTTTCAAATTTTGAAGGATTATTTTCAAATAATTCTATATACTCCCAATTAGATAATACATTAGCCCATATTTTCGGATCAAAGACGGTATCTGTTACAGTTAATTTTACACCCGGGTCATTTTGTATCATACCTTTAATCTTCATGAATTGTTCTTCATTATTTTTTAGAATATTCTTTGATGATTTCTCTTCCACCTTACCATTTTCAGTACTTAGTTTTTTCCAAAACTTAACCAGTTCACAATCATTCCACGCCCCATCCTTCATTGTGGTTTTTAAATGTCGCTCATTTACTTCTAACCATTTGGCAATTGCTTTAAGCCTCAGAACTTCACATTTATATAATACATATGCTTCGGTATTAAATTTATTAACATCCCCCTTTAAATGCTCGGGTAAATAGGCTTGCATATCTACCCAGTGTTTTTCCATTTTATTTTTACTATCATTAGCAACCCCAAAATACTCATATACCGCCTCTGCATCAACCTCAGGATGATCTAAAGGATTATTTTGTAAGGCAACCCCCATAAGGAATGTCCATACATCAAATCCTTGACTCTCTGGTTTAAATTGCTTTATAAATTCCTTCCCAACCTCATTTTGTTTAGCAATAAACTCCTGCATCTTCTCTTTAGTACACTCTGTATTGAGAAGTTTATGTATATTGGCCTGATCATATAATTTAGTAAAACTTTCTTCTACTCCATTATTTAATTTCTGTAATAAAGTATCTCCTTGATTAGTAAATACGCCAGGAGCAAGACCAGTTCGTGTTGCAATTTTACCTAAAATAGGTACTATACCTGCCCACAGAATAGGGAAAAACATAGGGTTTCTAAATTTATCCCCATATCCCATACCAGTAATACAATCCGATATACTTAATTTTACCACTCTTTGACTTTCCCCATTAACTGCGTCCTTTACTGTTAATTCCTCCCCTGAACCGAGTCCAATACGAATAGCACATTCTAATATACCTGCCATTACCACTTGTGGAATAGGTAGAGTTGCTAGTAGCACCAAATGTCCACCACTATTAATCACCACCCTGAGTGGTAGTGGAACATCGTATTTCCCCAGTTTTGCTGGCATCCTCAACTGCATTATTGTATTCCACCATAATTTATGGGCAGTTAAAGGATTAACTATATCAGTTACACGAAATTTCTTTCCATTAACTACAAATTCCTTATTCCACCCTTTTTTAGGCATACTTTCTTTAGGTATAGTCCCAACAACTGACCCATCTTCAGCGTAGACTATACCAGTCCCATCTGGTAAAGGATCTTTTAACCCATCATTTATATTTTCAGGTACCTCTACCTCTTTAACACCATAATTTTCTACTTTCTTTCTAAGTAATGCTTGAGTTTCCCAAGGAAGAGATCGGACAGGTACACCATCGGGACCAATCGAATTCTTTAATACAATCAATTCCACATCACCAGGCGCATCCTTTAATTTTTTTGTTGCGGGTAACCCCTCATCTATTAACCCAGGAAATTTTTGATCCACACTTTTTATTTGATTAATTAGGTCGTCTACATTTCTTAATGTATCTCCCTTGGATAACATTAATTCCAAAATGGAATTAGTATCTCCACCCGTAAATCTCTTTTTTATCGCTTTACTTACTGCCTGTGCAACCTCTACTGACTCCAGAATTTCATTTGTAAATTTAGTTACGTTAGGTATATTATCCCCTAATGCCTGTAATGCTCTAGTAATGGTGTTAATATCTAAAACATCAAAAGTTCCTAACTGTTTAAAATTTCCATCACTTATACTCTTTAAGGCGGTCGCTGCATTCATTAATTCTACTACATCATCTTGAGATTTTATTCCTGCCTTTAATAACATATCTGCATTATCAACATTAGATAGATATCTTAATGCTTTTGTAAAATCTTTTACCCCCGGAGCCTCTTTAAGTAATTTTTTCTCTTCTACTATTACCTGTAAATCATCATAAGAATAGTGCTTATCCATTCTCTCTAATAAGAAGTCAAATTTACTTTTATCTATATCTAAAAATCTTCTTTTCACCTTAAAAATTTAATTTTTGTAATAGTGGTTTTAAAGGCCCAGTGACTGGCAGCTTCAAACCATCTATCCATAATGCACTCACATCATATTGTGATGCTGCAGTAGTATCCGTCACCCCACTATTACCATATTTAATTCCATTAGTGGGATCTAAAAGCACATCTCTCATGCCGTCCATGGTTCTCTTCCCATTAGAATCATAAAAACCATCAATAGTTAGATTATCATATTTATTGTTTGTATTAGTAGGATCACCATCAACAATTTCATATTTACATTTATATCTTAGATATAATATATCCCTAGCGCCCGTTAAAAAAGGTCCCAGCGTCGATATAGCAGATAAAGGGCTGATGACGGGTACATCAGGCATTGTCTGTCGAAGAGTTGTAAGATCGGTAAAGTCAATTTTTTTAGGTAATCTTAAAAACACTAGTAATTCATTATCCTCCCAAAATTGAACTCTATTAATTCCCCATTGGACAGGATCGGGTGTCGGTTGTGTTATTAATATATTACACATTCCTCCCTGCATTTTAACTCCTTTCTTTAATGATGGCCAAATATTTGGGGAGGATAAAGCGGCTTTACAAAAAATCCAACTATCCTTTATAATTTCTTCTTTAAAACAGACGCTCGATACACTAGGCTCTTTAACTGATAAAGTTTGAACAAATTCTATTGCTTCTTCTCCCGTAATTTCATTACCGCTTGCATTAAATTCTGTCTGATCTATAACTTTATCACTATTAGTATCCGGATTGGCTTCATTTATCATATTCCCCCATAATAATTCTTCACCAAACAATTTCTTCATTCTAGAAACTTCTTCATTTATATTTTTCATAAATCTTTTACTCATCTGTGTCTTTTTTGCGTATAGAATTCATCATTAATAAATAGTCTGAATTTACCTTTAGTATCGCATCTTTATTAATTTCTTGTTTATTTTTTATATATGTTGCCTCTAATTCTTCTACCCTATCTTGACTTTCATGAATCCCCTTAATAAAATCCATTATTTCATTATACTTAGTGATTATCTCTTCTTTGGTTGGATCACCAGCCGATAATTCTTTTTCCACCTCAATTATTTTGTCTCTAATATTATTTAATTCATGACCAATAATAACTTCAGTTATATCTACCTTACCATCCCATTTTTTAAATATATAATCAAACATACCTTCCCCATCTGGTCCCGTGGTAAGTTCCTCCCTATCTATATCATATTTCACTATATATTCTTCCAAATAGGTTTTTAATACTTCTTCTAAATTGTTTGCATCACTTTCATAGGTTTGTATTTCTCTTAAAAAGTCGTTAACTATATCCATGTTATGATCCGTTTGTTGTGCCATACCCATCCATCGTAAAATAGGCCAATGAGTTTTTCTTTCTAGGTATCTTAATCCTTTTAACATCATTTCGGCAGTCTCTTCGGGGAAACCAAAAATCAGACCCAATAAACTAGTTTGTATCATACCGTCAACAAATCCCTTACTCTTTTTATATGCCCCCAACATACCAGCTATATCATCCCCATATTTACTTACATATTTTTGCAATTTTTTTGGATTTTTCAATAGCCGTTGGAATATACTTGTATCGGTTTTACTTAAGGCATTTAATTTCTTTTGGAATCCCTTCATATCAACACTATGTTTTTTTAAGGTTTCTAAATATTTTCCTACATTTATTGCTTCCTTACCATTTAAATTTTTAATATTATTAAAAACTACATCATCAATTTGTTTTTTAGTTGCATTTTTTCCTAAATCTTTAACTTGTTTTGTTATATTACCGATTGTTTTAAAACTTTTGCTCGGACCTTTCATTAACATTTTCATTTCTCCCACTCCAGGAATCACCCCAATCATACTCATAAGTGCATTTAATTGCCATCCATCTTTTCCTTCTATAACATAAGATCCCGCATTTATTAAATCTAATACACTACCAGCAATTGCTCCATAAGGCCAGAAATATGAAAGTACTGCCGAACTCACATCTATAAGACAATGATAATCGGAAATACATGAATTTACAGTATGTGTAAATTTTTCCCACCCTTCTCTACTATTTTTAAATTTCACAAAATCTTGAGGTTTGAAAATAACTCCACCTTGCCCAGCACCACATTTTTTGGTGAGTATTTCCCGAGACATACACCAATCGGATATACATCTACAAGCAGTCGTTTTTGTGTCATGACTACTTTGTAATACCCATACACCACCACAATCACTTCCACATACTTCCCACCAGTCACTACATGATGACCCTACTTTCCTCTTGCAAGCGCGTGCTGCGGCTTTAAGATCCTGACTCATCAATTGTTCATTATGAGCACTAATAAAACTTAATAAATCTTGTAATACAGGAATTGCTTTTTCTATCTCACTCAACTCTCTTTTCGGTGGTATGGGGTGATTAGGACCAATTGTAGGTAAGTCAGTAATATTCCATTCCCCATCCTTCAATTTAATATTATCTTTAATATCGAGACCTTCCCCTTTTTTAACATTAGTATTATAATTATCTTCATAATCTATTTCCTGTGCAATATTTACTAGGGAGACTGGAGAGACTGTATTATCTTTTCTTATACCATCTATTTGTTGGAGATGGTAATTCTTTAACATATCTGATTTTTGACTATCCATCCACTCCTGGTATTGAGGACTTAGGTAATATTGTTTTAAATTAATGTTATATTTTTCTATTTCCTCTTCATATTTGTATTTAAAATATTTAGTAAACGCATCATCTACTACTGCCTCTTGTAAATCTTTTAATTTAGTTATAACCCACATTGGGTCATATACAGTTGTTATATTTGCAGCGTTTTGTAATGTTTGAGACCAATTAGGTTTTTGTAGGAATTTATCATCTACTACTTTTAATCCCCCATTAGTCAAAGCGGGCCATCCCATGTGTCCCCCAATTTTATTTCTATGATTTAATACTTTACGAAAATCTTCAGTGGTATTCCAATACATAAGTGCTGGAGAAAGATTAGCCATAGACTTTTCTAGTTGTATATCGTGAGTACCAATAATTTCCTTAGTTTGATGATTATAATAATGTGGCCAAGGTTCTGATTCATACCTCCAATACCCACCACTATTAATTTTTTGTTGTAGGGGTAACTCCAAGATCGGTTTGGGGTTATTTTTTAAAAAAGTTTCTATATTTTGGACAGATTTATTATATTTCTTAGCTTCTTTTCGGGACAGTTCTATAGATTTTTTTAATGATTCTTGTTGATCCAGATATTTATCAAAATCCCAACTACTTAAATTTTGACCACTTCCCTTATTAAATTTTTCTCTTCTTTTTTCAAAAGACAAAGCCTTTTTGTATTCATCATAACACCCATCGGAATTACAAGCCAACATTCCGGTGATATAATGACTACCACCCATATCCATCGCCCACTTGGCATTACCTAAATTTTTATATTTGTCCCACTCATCACAACTGGTTAACCCATAATGCCATATACCCCCACATCCTTGTTGAGATAATTTCCTTTTATCAGCTGCAGAAAGATTTGGGGTTGAATCGCGCGCACCTTGCTCTAGTAAAAAAATTCTTTTATATTGAGATTCAGTTATAAGTAATTTCTTCATAACCCCATATTTTATGATACAGTAAATTCAAAACTATCTCTATCTTTTTCTCTTTTCCCACTACCAGGGATTATTGTTAGGGTAGCATTAGACTTTTTTAATGTTTGTTTAATAAAGGGTATTTGGAAATAATTTATCTTATCTAATGTAGATGGTAAAAACCATTGTTTTTTATCACCTACCACTTTATATTTATCATTTCCGAGATCAACCATTTTTCCAATAGTTTTTCCTTGTGCGTTTTTAATGTTTATTCCCTGACCTGTCCCTTTTATTGTTTCTTTACTGATATCTATATGGGTATTTTTTTCACCCATTATAATATCTTTAATCCATTCTGTTACAGTTCTATTAGCAATAACCTCTTTATCAGTTTTCAATTGACCTTTAAAAGTAGTTATACATTCTTCTACCGACTTTTTTCTATTCTCAAACTCTTCCTCTGTAATATTACCTTTAAATGTTTCAATAGTCATTCTATTCTTAGGATTAGGATTACTTAAAAAATATTTTTGTAATGTTTTCATTCCTCTATTACATCCCGCTAAGTTATTTTTAACTGACTTTTTATCTTGTCTTTGCTGGGTTTTTTGACCCTTCATTGCATCCGCTTTTTCTTTAGTAGTCATATGTGCAAATCCTTGACGTTTTTCTTTTCTATCTGCGATATGGGATTTTAAATCCTTACCAAAATTTTTCATTCCTTGCCATGAGGATTGTAAATCCTTCATAAACTGACTTTTATCAATTTTCCCTTCACCATCGGTATTTTGATCTACTATTTTTTCTACTGCATTCGTAGAATTGTCAGGGGTGCCGGAATTATAAACCTGTTCCCATTCGCTCCATTCGTACGTCCCTTTTTCGTGTGGATTAGTTTTTTCTTCTTGTTCCACTAAATTTCCCCATAATCGTTCTTCCGTAAATAAAGATTTCATTCTCTCTATTTCTTCAGTAATATTTTTTCGTTGCAGATTCATATGTACACAGTTTTTTAATAAATATTTGTAAGCATAGAAAAAGCCGCAATTTGCGGCTTTTTTTAATATAAATATGTTTTTAACGTATATTTTTAGAATACGTTAATAGCTCTGTCGAATCTTAAAGTACATGTGATGTCGGCTAAGTCACTAGAATTATAATCTAAACCACCAAAATCAGCGTCATTAAGTTGGGTTCCTTGAAGAATCCATTTTTGAACAACTACTCCTGTTGGATCTAACATTTCTAATTCTACATCTTTTTTGTATCCTGCTGCATACCCTTGTCTACCTGTTACTGATTCAGAATGTAATCTAACCCATTCCATTAAGGCTTGGGTTGCGGAAGGTCCAATAGGATCTCTAAAGGTAACTTGTATAGACTCCCATTTAAATCTACCGATAACGAAAGTTGAGGTATTTAAAAATGGTATTTCTACTTCATCACTAGTATATTTAGGTCTGCTTGTAGTGGATACCCACCATTCTTGAATTCCTAATTCATCAGGAAACCGAAGAATAAATCTATTCTTTCTTAAGGGTTCGTAAGGAACCGGCATTCTCATTAATAAATCTGCCATTTTTTTATTTTTTTAATTTAATGTTTTATTCTTTAATTATAAATATTCAAGTTTCGAAAAAAATTACTTCTTTATTATAATTCTTTTTTTCTTAGGGTTTTTAGGTTCGGATGTATCATATACAAGAAACCTTACATCTGGGTATAAACCCTTTAACGTTTCCTCAATATATTTCTCTGCCGATTCAACATTTCCTAAATCATCATCACTATACCCTATACTAAGTCCAGTATATTCGGGATTATCTTTTATTTTATCTAATGCACTTACCACTCTATCCACAAAACTTTTTAACGCCATTGTTTTTGCAATTTCTGGATCTGTCGCATCAGATGTAATATTAAATTTTTCCATAAAATCATTGGAGGAAACTGGATAATAATCTTGAAGGTTTAAATATTGATCAATTGAAGTACCATATAAATTTGCTTTCATTTGACCTTTTTCATCATCAGTCAATACCTCATCAATTATTAACTTTATTGCATCTTTTATTGCTTCTGGTGGGTTTCCTCTAGCAGTAATGATAGAGAAGTCGCTTGCATAAGATAAAGCCTCTCTAAACTTATTAAAACTAGGTCCAAATTGATTTTTACTTAGTGATTCTTTGGTATCTCTTATAAAAGAGTCATAACTTCTAAAATCTTTAAATGATTCCATTGGGTCTCCGTTGATATATCGGAATTTTTTACCTATTAAATTTCTTATGTCCCTAAATTCCTCTGTAGAAACCGAAATTGGTACCCATCCCTTACCTTGTTTTTTTTCTAGATAGATTCTGGTTGGCATAAAAAGAATATTGTCATCCCAATCAAACGAATACGCCCTTTTTTGAAATTCCAACAGAATTTTATTTTGGATATCTGTTATTTTAAGTTTCATATATAATAAATATTATTGGAAATAAAAAAACCCACATATAGTGGGTTTAATTACTTTTTATGATAATTTTTTATTAAATATCATCGAAACTAGCACCAGTATTCATAATATTAAATTCTATACTAATGTATTCCAATGTTCGTGTAGGTTTAATGAATATTTTACCATTTAACTCATTTCTGTCAATAGATTCGGGAGTGTCATCTAATACAACTCTAAAATCTGTTAATCCTCTTTCCTTTCTAATGTTGTCCAGAATTGGGTTAACTAAACTTAAGAATTGATTTCTAACAACCTCATCATTTTGTTCGAATAATAGTCTTATAGCGACTGCTGAAATAAGTTTTCTGGCTTGAAGTAAAAGTCTTCTAACATTAATTCTATTAAGTGCCGTTTCTTTTTCTTGTAAAGTTTTATTACCCCATATTACAACTCCTACATCTGAGAATGTTGCTAATGGATTAATTCTACCTTCATAAAGAGTATCACGTTGATCTAATGTAAGTTTCACTCTTGCTCTAATGGCATTTGTTGTTCCTCTGTTTAAACCAGCTGCTGCAAACCAAGGAAACGCTACATTATCTGTTAATGCAATATTCCTAACTACTTCTAATGTTGGTGGTAACCATACATATTCATTATTTTCGGTATCATTCATTTGTAACCATGGCCAGTAAGTACAGGAATAGTTACTATCTATATCGGAATTATCTACTAAATCAACCGCTTCATCTGGGGTAATTGCAACACCATCTGAATCAGTATCAGAAGTTGTAATTATATATAAAGAATCCGCCCTATCTACTTCTACCATATCTACTGCTTGTTCAACTAAACCATTTTGTTGGTCTAAATCAATACCAGGAGTTGCAAATACATTTATATTAATTGCTTCAGGGTTATCAAAATTATATATAGCATCTAAATATGCATAATAATCAGATGTTATTCCGTCATCTCCTTGAGAAGTATCTCTCGTAGTGAATACACCTAAATTAAGACCGTCTATTCCTTTAGACCCATTATATGTATATGCATCCGTATTAGTTCTCTCTTCTCTATATTCGTCCCATCCATCATATCCACCATAAGGTGCAAATGTAAATTTACGTGTATTTAATTTTTCATAAGGACCACCTGTAGTGCTTGCTTCCGAAGTAAATGCCGAAACACCTACTTGTAATACTGGAAAATACGCATCCGGCCCAACAATTTCAGCTCCTTCAGCATTTACATCCATATGGAAACCATCAGTTTTACCAGTAAATTCTAATCCTGTTACTGCGTTTAATCCTTTATAAGTAAAGAAATCAGTATCCACACCAATATTACTATTTAACCCTAAATAATATTTTCTTACTTTATTATTGCTTAAACTTGGGTAAGAAGTTGCATATTCTATTTGTGGTGGTAAAGAAGTACGTGTTCCAATGTAATTCCTATTCTCAACCCCCGCAAACCCCGCTGGGAAAGAGTCCTTTGGTGCAAATTCTGCCATCTGTACCATTACATATTTACTTTTTAATGGAAAATCTCCGTTACTTGTACCTATCCTTCGCCCTATATAATTTTTTTCTTTAGGATCCATACTTAATTTACTATACTTTTCAAACACAGTAGGATTAGCATCAGTATCACTAAATTTTCTAATTAATAAATCAAATGTTTTATTATCGGGTTTAATGTTAATAATAGAAATTTTAATATCCCTGTTAGCTGAATTACCATCGGAGATAGTAATAAATCTAAATAATCTTTCTAAATTATCCCCTTTCAATTCTGATAATACATATGGTGATGCAGCGGATTTCCATTGTTCTTGATAATCTTCTAAATTATTAGTAGTTCCTGTAAGGATATCATTAAAATGGTCAGCTAAACCTAATACCTTACCAGCACTATTTAAATCCTCTAATGAATTATAGTATATTTCTTCTACAAATAATTCGGTATCTTTATCTTGAGTCGTCCTACCAAAAATACTTTCAATATAATTTTGTTTTGTTTTATCTAAAGAAACGTCATAAGAAAATGTTCCACCTGCGGTAGTTGTTCCACTTATAGTAAATTGTCCAAAAGGATTAGTTTCAATTCCTGTAGTATTAGCCATAGATGCAGTTGCCACTGTAAAATCTAATATTTGATCTCCTTGATAACCCCCTCTTGATCTTAAAGTTGCTACTACGGCATCATCTATATCACTAAAACACGAAGCGGAGTAAGTAATGACGGTTCCTGATGTTCTACCACTTACAAATCCTGCGTCGGTCAACGGGGTTCCCGATACTGCCGTTATCTCCATTTCCCATGTGCTCGCCGATAAGCTACAATCAGTACCCGGTACCGATACAAAAGCAGGTGTAGATTGGGTAATAGTTGTTCCACTCGGTAAAGTACCTATTGTAGTAAATAATCCAGATATTGTTCCATCATCATATAAATCTTGTAATATTGGGTCATTAAAAGTCATTGTCACTGGTGGGCCTGCCGTAGTGGCAGAATAATCTAACAGTACAGGATATGAAGTGGTAGAGGTTACTCCTGTCGTTGAGTCATCTTGTGCCGCATTCATTGTTATTGCCCAAGCATCTCCTGCTTTATAACCTGATAATCCCAATACCCTATTAACATATAACTGATTTGTTTGTGTTAAAAAGGATT